GGGGCTTTCAATACGCCTCGATGCGGTTTCGATAGCGTGTCCGCCTCTACGTAACCGACTTGAAACGCAACGAATTTTGCAATCCACCAGCCTTTACCGCACGGCTCAATCCGGCCGGCAAAGGTCTTCATGTCGTCCTCGCCACACGTCTCTCCGATCTGAAACGAGACGAGCCCCCAGTCGATTTCTCCTGCCACTCCCGCGCAATCGCAGTTGTCGAGCAGCCATTGCCATAGGGCCTTGTGGCGCGTCGAAAGCGAGCGAAACCAAGGGTCAGCCCATTTTCCGGTCTCGGTAAATCGTTTGCTCATTTGCTCAGCTCCTTTTGCAGTAGGCGGACTGGCTCAATGCTTACGTACACGCCGATCCTGGCGTCGGTGATCGCCCAATACTTTTCGACCTTGAGCTTGGCGACCTGGGAGTCGTCGCGCCAGATCCATCCGCCTTCGGTGATGCGGTCTAGCACGAGCTTCGCCAGATTGTCGGCGTCCGGCTTCGAGACGTGGCAGATCGGCGCGCTCGCCTTCACGTGCCCACCTTTGCTGTAGTGGCTTTTCGGCCGGCGGAAGAAGAACGTCAGCTTCACCTCGAACGCGCCGACCGGATCGAGGACAACCGGCTGCGCCCTATGCTCGCGCTCGATCCCGATGTCCACCGCCTGCTTCCACGCGTCTGCTACGTCCGAATCATACATTCTGGCCACGTGCTTTGCACCCATCTTCCGAGCGAACGCTCTAGCCCGTGGTTGGCCTTTCGGGTCGCCGAAGATAAAGGTGTTCACTTGTTGGCCTCCTTCATGGCGGCGATGCGGGCATGCACCATCTTATTTATATGTTCGTGGTACGCCGCGATTAGCATTTTCGCAGCCTCTTGAGTTGCTTGCTCGGTGGACAAGCCTTCGCCGCAAATCATGTGACCCTCGGCGTCGATGCGAAGCACTTCGCAATTTCCGTTGTTAAAGATTATTGCAGATGGTTGTGAGATTAGGTCGTGTTGATTCGTTCCGTTCATTTGCTGGCCTCCTTGCGCCTGACGAGCAGGTGATCCCGCTCGGCCGGCGTGATGCGATGCAGGTTCAGCCCGAGCCTTCGAGCCCGTGCGTGCACGTTACTCAGGGTCGCCGTGCGGACTAGCTTCACGATCTCGACCGGCGTGTGCATTTCCAGTAGTCGCCGGTCGATCTCAGAGTTCGTTTTTTGGTGCTGTGATTTTGACCTTACCATATTGTGCCTTTCGTTTTTTGAACCGTCCGAGGTTGTCCCGGCCGGCTTGTGTTTTGCGTTCATACGCCAGGTAATCTGCGACCCATTGCTCGTCGCGCCCGCGCTTCTTGCCGAGCTCGCGCCCGACATAAAAGCCGATCCCGGTGCAGAGCATGACCGTGAGGATGATCAGGATGTCGTTCATGATTCTTGGTGAATCACAATCGAGGTGACGACCCACTCGACCATCGTCTCGAGTTCGTCGGCTGCCTGGATCGCTTCTTCGACGGTGAGTCGTTTTACTATGCTGAGCGAGTGACTTGGCGCGGATAGCGTGATACGCCAGTTATATTTGAGGTTGGTTTTCATTTCGAATACCAGGCCGGCAGTTTCAACTCGTGCAGGGTCGGATCGATGTTCGGCCATTCGTTCGTCTCCAGGCTTCGCTTGAGCCGCACCAGGTCCGCGATGTTTTCATCCTGGCCCTTGGCGATCGCGTCATCGCTCAGCGTGTAAACCGCGCACCCGTACGGTTCTGCCTTTTCGACGGCCACGTAATACATCCGCGAGACCGGATGCTCCAGAATCTCGTTGATCAACGGCAGATAGAATCCCGCTTGCCGGTGGTAGCCGTAGGAGAACGCAGCCCTCTCGAAGTTGCGGAACGCGTCGGAGTCGAGGCTCTCGACCGTCTTCACGTCCAGCGCGTAAGGGTGAAAGTCACTGATGTCGCATCCGCACGGAGCGAACCAGTCGGTCCGACATTGCAGAGCGCCGAGTGCGTTCGGCTGCAGCTTGCGCCAAGTCATCTCCGGCATACCTTCCGCGAGTAGCCGTGACGCGATTGGATGCGCCGCCACCGCCTCGCGCATCGCCACGACCTGCGCCATCTCGCCGGCGTCCAGCAAGGTTTTGTCCGCGTGCTGAGCGCTGAACTCGGCGAACTGAATCTTGCCTTCCTTCGTTCTGCGGTCGCAGTCCGGCCGCAGGATGTAGCGCGCTGCGAATTCCTTTTCTTCGAGCACCGCGCAATGCACCGCGGATCCGAGTCGGAAAGCGCCGGTGTCCTCGGGTGGCGCCAAAGTCTTGGCCACGTATTTCTTGAAGTAGAGCGCCGGCCGCCTGCGGAAGCACTCCAGCTTGCTATGACTGATCGCCGGGTTGGCGTGGTAGGCTTCGATGGTTTCGGCGCTCATGGCTGCACCTCCTTGCGTGCGGCGAGCATGGCGTCGGCGAGCGCGTATGAGAAGGTCGCAATCGCGTAAGGTGAAGGTATGTTATTATCACCACTCGATCCGGCTTTGAAATCGTAATGACTCTGTAAATCACCGGAGCTTTCGAGCACGCTTGTCAGCGCCTGTCCTGCAAAGTAGTCGCGCAGGGTCATGCCTTTATCAGTTATATTTGCGGCGTAAGCCGGAGCTGGAAACGCCGCCCCACCGTCGTTGATTGGCGCGCTCATGGATTTGCCTCCAGCCCGAGCTTGCTTTGCAGCGGATCGATCTCGGTCTCCGACTCGTCCTTGAATCTCACCGACCAGGAGATCTTCACGCCGACCTTCGGCGCTTGAGCGAGACTGTCCCACTCGACGGAGAAGGCGACCTTGGCCTTGGGCTCAGTCTGCGTTTCATCCTCGACGAATCCGTCTTGGGCGGCCTTGGCGATCGAGGCAAAGTTTGTTTCGAGCAGCGAGCGGAATTGCTCTGTCGCTGCGTTGATGATGGCTGTCTGTTTTGTTTCGTTGTCGTTCATGTTTTTATTCCTTTCTGCGTGAGTTCCAGAAAAATGCGGCGCCTTTTTGTACGTCGTGACTTCCGATAAATCGCCCTCGATTGTCTACTGCCTCGCCGAGTTTGTTTCGGCTGGTCGTAGTTGGATCAAAGGCCGGCACGCGCTTCGGTTTCGCGATTTCTTTGTGTACGTCTTTGCGACGGGTCGGCACTCCGGTAATTCTCTCGCGTGGTTTAGTCATTTATCCGTTGATGGCCTCCGAGAGTCCGCCGGCAAGCTTTTCAGCCAGTGGCGTGACGTTGATCTCGCTGGGCATGTCCCGAGCTTCTTCGGCGGTGCGCAAACCCTTGAGGATATCGCCGAACTGGTCGCGGAGCAGGAATCCGCGGGCTCGGAATTTGCACATCCGTTTCGGATAGTCCGTCCAGGGTCCGGCTTTGCCCGCGAGCTTCGCCGCCTTGGCGTCGCCCATCGTGAACGTCTCGCTCGCCGGGTCGAAGCCCTTGCGCTGCACCGTGACGGTGAATCCGTGCGAGTCTTTACCAGGCTCACCGACCTCGGTCTCCTTGTATGAGACGAGCTGGCCGCTGGATCTGACCAGGGCAAGTGCCGCGTCGCCGTAGATCGCCGGCCGACCGTTGATGACGGCCATGTTTTGGAGCGCCGCCATCGGCGTCAGTCCGATCTCCATGCCGAACTGAATGGCGATCATGACCGATTCGGGCTTTTCCATTCCCTTCGGGGCCCAGCCCGAGGCGACCACGGCGCGAGCAAAGCGGAAAGCTTCGTCGATTGATTGAAGTTGCACGCCGTTTGAGCCGAACTGGATCGGCGATTTCGGAGCGGTCTCAGCGACCGCGATTGTGTTGTCTGATTTTACGTTTGTGTCCATGTTGTATCGTGTGTGTTTCGTGTTCCCGCCGGTCGTCGTTGGCCGGCGGGTTTCCTTTCTGGGAAAGTGTTGCTCGCGTATTTTCGCACCGGCACGAGCGCCGTCGGAGGGTTAGGTTTATGCTCGGGACCGCCGAGAAATTAGAACGGCACGTTCTCGCCGTCGTCCGCCGGCTGCGACGCCAGGACGATCGGCGCGCCACTCTTGCGCTGCTGCCAGAGTGTCCGGCACGCGTTCTTCAGAAGCACGTCAGCCTCGCGCGGAGCGAATGGCGACCCATCCTTCTTGAGCTGCTCCGGCCGGTCGGCGCCGTACCAGAGCAACTGCTTGTCGCTGAGCGATGAAATCGGCGTGCCCGCGTTTTTTCCGAAGTGGATCTGCACACTGCCGGCGTCCGCGATCTCGATGGCCGGAGGCGGCAGATCTCCTGGTGTGGCGATCTTGATGGTGGCCGCGGGTTGAGGCGCCGCGGCTGGCTTAACTTCAAGAGCTGCGCGGATGGCGCGGAGCTCAGTGAGGATCTCGTGATGTTGTTCGGTTGTCATTTGGAAAAAGCTTTAACGCGCGCGCCGTAGGATTTGGTCGCCGCTTTGAGATGACCCCGGGGGCCGCCGTTGAAAACTCTCGCCAGCACCTCGACATCGCCCTTGGCAAAAGCTTCTGGCGCCCACCTCTTGAGATAGGCGGTCGCGACGCGCTTGCTGTATTCGAGTTCAGCGCACCGCGAATAGTCGCCGGCTACTCGGCTATCCTGGTGAAAGCCGCGGTGGATCTGGAGCGGTCCCAGGGCCCGGCCTTGATCGCCTACGATCGGCCCGGTGCGACCGGAGGTCTCGACGATGTGCAAGGCTCGCCAAAACGAATCAGGTGGCGCCGCGTGGCAGGTGGCGCAGAGCGCCAGGAGAAGGATGAGTGATTTCATTTCGTAAGTTTGGCCGCGTTGCGTTTGGCGTTGGCGATCTGGCGCGCCGTGCAGCCGGCGCCGATGCTTTCGGCGAGAGCGATGGCGCGGTCGGCGCGCTGTTGATCGGGTGCGGTGATCGCGAGGACCAGAGCTTTGGTGAGTGCGGATTGGGATGTCATGTTTGATTGCGCGCCTCGGCGTTAATTCGCGTCGGGTGGCACCGGAAAACCCCGCGCCTCCGAAGAGGTAGCGGGGTTGTTTGCGGTAGTGGGTTATTTCACGCGGCAAGTCTTACCGTTCCGTCGCGGAAAGCTGTAACCAATCCCCAAGAAGTTTGGATGTTGACCGAAATAATTGCAGAATCGCTTGAGAACATTTTGTCGGCGACTTCGTGAACTTGGAGCAGTGAGGTGATCATTTTGTTTTGTTTTGTCGTCGGGTTAATTCCCTCCGATGAGCAAACCATACACATCCGGCCCGCGATGTGAAGAAAAATGTGCGCGAAGTATCGCACGCAATCCGTGCGCGTTGATAGTCAACGGCTTACGTCTGAAGAAAAAACAGACTCAGCTCGGAATCACTGCACGAAGTGGATCGTGAATCGTCGCCCGCCGTCGCTGATGTTGGATCCGTCGATGGTCTCCACCTTGAAGACCGTGGCGTTGCTCGTATTCCCGGCGGCCGAGTAATCGTGCGCGATCAAAAGGTTGTTCGGCGGGTCAACGCATTGAGCGAGCACGTAGTTTTGCACGGTCCCGAGAGAGTGTGTAAACGTGAAAGTTGTGCTCGCTGCGCCCACGGATGTGAAGGTCTCGACGTGTGAAAAGCGGTTGATGCCGAGGTTCGCTCGAGCCGTGGCCGGGCTGGCAACGTCCGAGAGGTTGGAAGATTTCTGCGCAGCTCCGGTGATGCGACTGTCGTTGCCCTCAGCGACCGAGGATCCGGTTGTGCCAAAATTGATCCCGAGCGAACAGTTCCCGGTTTGGTTTGCGTTGCCAAACGATGTCCAGGCCGACGCTACTCCGCTCCGGTTGACTGAGCGCACTCGGACAAATCCCGGCTGCAAAGTTGTATCATAGAACACATAACTCGCCTCGAAGATTTCCGCGTTGCCCCAAGTGTAATCGACCGCGGCGTCACTGTTCGTGAACGTCGCCTTGACCTCGTAGTAAGCGAAATCGAGCTCCGTGTTTTCCTGCCAACGTGCAAGCGACCCAAAAGCGAACACCGCTCCAATTTTCCTCGGCTCGACATCAGGAGAGAGCGCCGGGGAAAGCGGAATCGGAGCCGCCGGCGCCGTCGTGTTGCTCGGTGCGGTCTGGCTGAGCAGACTCGACACCGCCGAGAGCGATCCCGAGAACGAAATCCCGCGCGCTGCAAATTCGTAGGCCTGGCCGACAGATAGATCGTCGATGCTGACCGCGTAGGAAACCGAGGAGTTAATTTGATTTCCGATGATGAAATCGCTTGCACCGCTGCGCCGGTAGAGCACGTCAAGAGCGACCGCGCCAGATGGCAACGGTGGAGCCGTAAGCGAGACGCGCGCCAGGCTCGTCCCGTCCGTTGCAAGATAGACCGTGGTGCTGATTAAGGTCGGAGCGTTCGGCGTAGCTGGCGCCGTTGGATCGATCGGGCCGGCCGTGATGACTGACGGCGTGGCCTGCACGTAGCTCGTGAAGCCGCTGACGTTCTCGACGGAGTCGTATGCGGTCAGCCAATAGTAATAGGTCGTGCCGATGTTGACGTCCGTATCGACGAATCGCGACGCGCGCACTTCGGCGACCTTGTCGGTGTTTGCGTTGGCCGGCGTAACCGCCGAAGTTTTTCGGTAAATGCCATACTCCGAAAAGTCAGGCTCGGTGTTGTCGTTCCAGTCCAGCGAGACCGCCTTGCCGGTGCCGATGGCTGCGCTGAGCCCGGTCGGAATAGCCGGCGGCGTCGTGTCTTGCGCGACCGTAATCGAGCCGGCGAGGTAGGTCGTAGAAATTCCAAAGTAGCTCTCGCCGTAGATCCGCACGTTGTAATTGGTGCCGATCTTCACATCCGACGAAATAAAGTCCTCGGTCTGAGCGCCCTCGACCGTGTTCCAGGTCAAATACGTCGTGCTGGTGCTAGGTTTATATTCGATGACGACCGAGCCGCCCGACTGGATGAATTCTACTGCCGGCGGCGTCCAGCCCACGCGGATCCGCGGCAAGATCGTACCGTCGGCCTGGACGAGTTGCGTCGTCCCGTCAGCGGTCAGCGAAAGGTTAGTCGGCGCCCCCAGGGTAAACGGATCCGGCAGGGTTGTGTTCGGCGAGTCCTCGACAAAGATCTCCTCGTCCACGTCCCAACTATATACATCCAGGTCGGTCTCCCGGAGAGTCATGTCGATAAAGACCTGGGGAGGATTGCCGTCGCTCGCGAAATTCCACTCCATCACCTCGAAGACCTTGGACGACCATCCCAACTTTTCATTCGTAACCATTACCGTGTCGCCTGCGCGGACCTGCATTGCCTCGAGCCGGAACCGCGCGGAGAACGTGATCTCCTCCCGGGCGCGGCGTAGCTCGAGCACCGCGAGGCGTTGCGCGCAACTGGGCGAGGTCGTGAATGGCAGCACCACGTCGCGGAAAAAGACGTTCCCGTTGTCCTGGTTGACGTAGGTGGTCGAGCTGATGGTCGGGAAATCCGTGACCTGCCAGTTGTTCGTCTCGCTGATGTAAACGCCTTTGACCGAGTTCACCCGGTCCCTGGCGCTTGTCTTGGTCTGCACGTTAATCGGTCCCACGAAATGCTTCTCGGTCAGAGTGACGGTTGGGATCCGGTAGGCCGATGCGTAAGGCACGATGCGGCCGCCCGTGTAGGCGACCAGGCCGCCCATTGACGACAAGAGCTTGCCGATGTTCTCGTCGGGGCTCGCGCTCGTCACGATGACGCCGTTGGCCTCGTAGCGGTTTTCGGTGACCACCGGAGATAGAGGCAAGACCCGCACTTGTTCCTCGCAGATCGTAGCAGCAACGCCGAAGGCCGTGTCGTCCACCTCGGCCGAAGTCATGCCCATGCCCAGGGTCGTGTCGGTCAGGTAGTCGCGCAGACAGAGCGCGGAGTTAGCGGAGTAGGCTGTATTTCCGGTGCGCGGATCGAGAACCTTTTTTCCACGAATAACTGCGCTGATGTTCGGGATCCCAGAAGGAAATTTCTCAACGTCCCAGGTTAGGCGCACGTATATAAAAGCGATTCCGCGAAGACGATGGTTATCAGTCCATTTTCCATCTGTAAGCGTGCTCGTGTCGTCTCTTAAATCAGTATCAACCGTCTGGTTTGCGTCGCCCAAATGCTTATTCACGCGCGCAACGCCATTATAAAAACCTTGTGGTACGTTGCTCACTAGTGGCACTAGTTCGTCGTTAAAATAAATCTCATCGATGGCCTCGATCTCGTGGCCGGCGAGCGTGACGACGATGTGCAAAAATTGATTTTTGTCGCCGGTCGTGCTAAGGTAAACAATGGTCCCACTGACTCGGCATCTTCCGTAAACAATGGTGCGAGCCGAGATTGGCGAGCGAACCATCTGCGAACGGTCCGTCATCGATGAGTCAGAAAAGCTCGGCATCTTAGGCGCGAGCATCT